AATACCCGCGCCGATGATGCCGCCGGTGTAGGTCGTTTGAACAATAGGCCCCTTGTTGGCCACAAGCGTGCCGGTGGCGTTTGCGCCGGGGTCGGCAGCCATGGTGTAGGTGAAGGTATTTGCGTCGGTGGCCGTGATGTAGAAGTCGCCGTTGTATTGCGCAGGCGAGGCACCGCGAATGTTGATGCGGTCTCCGGTGGCGTAGCCATGCGCGGCCAGAGTGGCCGTAGCCGTGAGGTTTCCGCTGCCGCCGCGAGTCAGTGAGGAGATTGTTTTGTCCGTGCCAAGTTGAAAAGGAACGGTGAGCGCCTCGCCGATATAGCCGATGGATTCTCCCAGCCGCTTCGCGCCTTTGCGGGTCTGGGCCACGCCTCGGTCGAGTCGCATGTTTTCGGCGTATTGGACCATGCCCGGCTGGAGTTGCAGCGGGTTGAGGCGGGAGGCCATGCCGAGGAATCCGGCGTCGCCTTCGACTATGGTCTGATCATCTGGCATCTACTTTCTATTCTGCGGATGGTTGTCAAGGAGGGCGCGGATGGCTTTGGCGCTGATGCGCGGCTCGCCTTTGAATCGCATCAGGTCTGCAAGTTGGCTGGGGGTCTTGCCGCGATGGCGGGCGAGGACGGCTTGCACCCGGTCGAGCAAATGGGCCGGAATGCCTGCGAGGGCTTGGGGCGAGGATTTGGCGGGCTTGGGGGTGCCGGGCTCGATGATGCGGTAGCAGGTGACTTGCACGGGGCGCATGGTGGCGGCGTCCCAATCGCTGAACTTTTTTGTTTCGATGTCGCGGGCTTCGATGGCGTCGCGTAGGAGGTCGTGGACATTGCGCTCGGGGCAGCCGAGTTGGCGGGCGGCTTGCTGGCGGGTGAGCCATCCTTGGTTTGCGGGAATGCCGTATTTGAGGGCTTTGTGCTTGAGGGCGATGGCGGCGAGTTTGTTCATGCGGACTTGGGTTTGAGGAGGAGGCTGGCGTAGCTGGTGCCTTCGTTGATGGTGACATTCACCATTTGGAAGTTGCCGGTCTTTTTGCTGATGAATCGGACGAGGTAGCCATGCGTCCACTCGGTGGGGCGGGTGTTGGCGTAAAGGGGCTGGCGTTTGCACAGGCAGCCGGGGTTCCATGCGGAAATGAGGCCGACGCCTGGGAGGTGCATGGGCTTGTAGGCGGCGCGGTGGGTATCGAAGAAGACAATGTTTGCAGCGGCCTTGGCCATGGCTTGTCCGGCGGCGTCGCGGGCGTTGCTGATTTTGTGAACGAAAAATGCCTTGTCGATTTTTACCCAGCCTGGCGTGTCGCAATCGCCGTGGGTTTTGCCCTGGTGGTAGTAGCGGATGCCTCGGTCTTTGAGCCTCAACACATGCTCGGGGCAGAAGGTGCGGCGAAGGAGGTCGGTGTCTTTGTGGTGGGCGAGGCGTTGGGTGAGCGCCCACCGCTCGACGCGCCATTCGTGGTTTCCCTCGATGTAGTGGCATTCGGAGGGCGAGGCGGCGGCGAGGATTTGGTCGAGGAGGTTGTTGGCGACGGCGATGTCGTCCTCGTAGGAATCCTCGGTCTCGGCGACATAGCCGAGGGTGTGGTGTTCGGCAAGGAAGCCGCCGCAGTCAATAAAATCGCCGCCAATGATGAGGCGGTCGGGCTTGAGGGTTTTGAGATCACCGAGGAAAGCGGCCATCGCGGCGGGGTCGTGCTTGTTGCCGTGAACATCACTGCAGATGACTTCCACAATGTCACCGGTTCCGGCTTTGGAGGTGGTGGGAGTGATCTTGCGCGGGGCTTTGGTGAAACGCGAACGCTCCAGAGCTTTGACGGTCTCGGAATGGGCGCGGCGCTCGGCTTCGAGCTGCGAGCGGGCTTGGGCGGCTTCGTTCTGCGCGGCGGTGACTTGGCTTGCGTGAACGATGTTTTGCAGTTTGTTGGTTTTCATTCGTCGTCCTCCTCGTCGTCTTCGGTTTCGTAAGGCCACAAGATTTCGTCGGCCTCGCGGCACAGGGCGCGGGCGGCGTAATCGTTGCCGAATTTTAGATCCATGTAGAAAGTCTCGCCCTCCGCTTCCCATGAGACGATGCAGAGGCCGACATCGAAATGCTCGGCGAGGAGGTCACGGACTTGGAGCATCACGGCCTCGCGGTCTTTCGGTGGGGAGGATTTGGGTTTGCGAATGCGGCTCATGCAAAGATGTCCTTCCCTGCGGCGACTCGCTCGCGCATTTGGGCGAGGGTGAGGCCGGTGGGCACTTCGTAGTGCGGGGTGTCGCGGAAAGATTTAAAATCCCCTCCCCATGTGAGCCCGAGGCTGCGGGCGGCTTGGCCGATCTCGGTGTAGATGGGCGAGTCGGTGAGGTAGGTCTTGCCTTTGAAGAGGCCGATGTCCCAGGCGGTGCCGAAATTGTGATTGGAAAAGCCAGCGCGGGCGTTGGTGACTTTCGGGCCTGCGGCGGTGCGGCCTTTGGCGTAGAGGGCAGATTGCTCGGCGTAGCTGCGCAGGCCGCTGATGACGCGAACCGCCACGCCGTGCTTGCCTGCGAGGTCGAGCGCGAGACGCATGAACTCTCGCGCTCTTGGCTGGGCGGCCGGGTGCAGCGTCGAGATGTTGCGCTCAGTTCGCTCGTCGAAGGTCATTTGCTCGAGGTCGGCGCGGGCAGCTCGGGGAGCTGGTAGCAGAAGGTGCCGTAGTCGGTCTTGAGACAGACCTGGGGCGAGCCAAAGGTGGAGCAGCCGGTCAGAAAACTGATGGTCACAAAAATGTAGCCGATCAGCAGGGCCATCGCGGAGACCTTGGCCGGTGCACTCATTTCTTCTCGTTGCGGATCACCTCGTAGGCTCCTACGAGCGCGATGATCACGGCGCTAATGGCCGAAAATTGGTCGGGGCTAACCTGCCAACCGGTGAGGGCTACGAGCGAGGCGATGCCAGCCCAGGTTGATCTTTGTTTTAAGTGCGAGAGGATTTTATTCATGGGGGTGTTTTTTGTTTTTGAGGATTGCGTAGAGGGAAGCGAGGCCGACGGCACAGCCGATGAGCAAGGACGCGATACGAAGCCACGCCTCCAGCTCCGGCAGCATGGAAACGGTAAGCCCTGTCGCGGTGGCGAGGAGGCCGGTGAAGCTGGCTGTGGCTTGGTGGGTGTCCATTGTTAGCTCAGAGCGGCGGCGAGTTGAGCGCCGGTGGTGGCCACGGTGCTGCATTGCGCCAAACGGGTTGTCTCGAGCAGATCCGTTTTGCCTTTGATCGCGGTGATGTCGGCGGTCGGAATGTCTCCGGTCGCTGCTGGCGAGGCGGGGAGGAGGTCTGTCTTTGCCTTGATGGCTGCGAGCTGTGTGCTGTTGCTGTCGATTTCAGCACGGATTGAAGCGGCGCTTGGCACGGTTGGCGCGTTGGTCAAAGTATCGACCGTTCCGCCCGTGATTGTGCGGCTGGCGTGGCTCCAGATGTCGCTCGGCGTGACAGATGCGGGGGCGTTGGTGAGGGTGGTGACGACTGCCAGCGTGCCGCTTGGCGCGAGGCGGCTGGAGACGGCGGCGTCGATGCGCCCGGTAACCGTGTTTGTCAGGCCAACATCGGCAAGGGCTGTGTCAGCCTCCGCGTTTACCTGCGCGGCGGTAAGGGTTGAGAAGGCGACTTCGGCGGTGCCGTCCCACACGATGCTGCCGCTCCCGACATTGGCTCCGGCGGAGATAAAAGCGACTTGGTATGTGCCTGCGGTGCCGGTCATGTTGCCAGAGTAGAATCCTGTGCTGCCGGTTTCGGGGCAGCTAATGGCAGAGCCTACGGCGGATCCGTTTTGGTAGGGTTGGGCGGTGACGGTGAGGCCCGATTTTGCGAGCGCGATATTAAGTTCGTTGGCCATGGTTTTAGGAGTTTAGGATGGTGAGTGTTTCGGTGAGCGTTGCCTCGAAGGAGTGCGGGGCGGCGGGCCAGTTGCTGGCGGCAGGGGCGAGGCCGCTGGCGATCATGCCGTCGAGCCAGGCTTGGACGGCGTTGAGCTTGGGCGAGGATTTGGCGGAGGCGTCGAGGCGGAGCTTTTGGTAGAGCAGCGTTGTGCTGCGGTTGCCGCCGTAGCCTTGGGAGTCGGTCCATTCCTCGGCGGTGTAGGTGGGAGCGGATGGCGTGATCCATTGGCCGTCTTGCCACACGGCGTCTTCGCTTGGCTTTAGTGGCGCTGCTTGCCATTGCTCGGCTTTAGGGTTCCCAGCTGCGACGAGTGCGGCGATGTAGGACTCTGGGAGTTCGCGGAGTTCGTTGGTGATTGTATTTTTGTAGAGGCTCATGGGTAGATGCGAGGATGGTTGGCAACGGTTGCGCCGTTGTTGTTTGTGATGGCGCGGCCACCTCTTGCGTCGATTAGGTCGCGGACGAGGGGGGAGTAGAATACGAGATTTTGCGGGCGGATTTTGTCGCAGGTCATCCCCTTGGCGAGGGAGGCAATTTCGTCGGCTGTGAGTGCGGCGTTCCAGATTCCGACTTCGGCGATGAGGCCTGTTGCAAAAGAAGCCCCGGACGGAAAAGAACTAAACCTCTGGTTTCCAATACTGGCTTGAATTGTCGGAGCAACCGGAATGTTTGTCGAATCTGTTCCAGACGATCCCCCGTTTATGTAGGATGTTCTGCTTGTATTAGAAGATACTACTCCACAAGCATGAGTCCATACACCTGATGAATAGCCAGTAGTTGTGGTCGCGTTGCCAGAAACCCCAGTGTTGTCTGCGCTCTGCATTCGCACGGGGTCGCCAGCTACATCGCCGCGAGCATATAACACATGGCGATCACTTGTCGCGGTTGCATTTACGCAGATCAGAGCTTGTATCCCTGTTGTATTTGTAGAGTTAAACCAACACGCAAGAGTTAGCGGAGTGCTTGAGACTGGCGTAGTGGCCATGCTCAAAAATTGGTTTGTTCCGTTAAAAGTGTAAGCCATTACGCGCTCCTTACTTCGACGGCGATCAACTCGGCATCTCCTGTCATGGTGTCGTTTGTGGCATCGCTGCCCACGCGAGAAATTCTGATCCGGTAAGGCTCGCCGACTGCTACGCTGTCGAGGGTGGTGAGTGAGATGCTGGTCGTGGTGGGAATGCCGCTCGTTGCGTTTGCCGCGCCATTGCCCTCGGCGGCGGTGTCGAAGCTGTCGGCATCGAGGTCGGTGTTGCCGCGCTCCAATGCTACGCGCCAGCGCACATTGCCGGTGGTGGCGGTGGTGGCCATCCATGTGATTTGCACGCTCAACCCGCTGGCGAGGTCTGCCGCTTCGGGGATGATTGACGGGAAGATCGCGCTCTCGATTGTGGCATCGTCAAAATCGAGGACGGCAACCGAGTTGCGCGTGTCGAGCGTTGCAAACAGAGTCGCGGGCGGCGAGCTGTGGCGGGGAGTGAATACCGCGAGGGTCTTTGTGCCAGAGGCACCGGAGAGGATGGGTGTGGCGATCATGGTTTAGCTGTAAGAGAGTGAGAGCTTGCTACTCCACGCGCCTTGCGCGGAGGTCTCCGCGACGACATCGCCTGCGGAGTTGGTCGAAATTTTGTAGATGGTCCAGGCGGTGGCGTCTTCGGCGGGGCCGGTGGCGGGGTAGTCTTCCCAAGCGAGGCGGCCGAGGTAGAGGTGGTTACCGTCCGCAGCGTGGAGGAGCTGGTAGTCGCTGGGGTCGCGGGGGCGGGCTATTCTAAAAACTTCGTTGTTGTGGTCTTTGCTGAAAAGGCGGCGGTCGGCGAGGTTGAGGGCGAGGGAGCCCTGGGCCACTTGCGCGGCGGTGGGCACTCGGCCGGGAACCGTGGTGCGAAGGAGCTTGAGGACCGTGGCCATTTGGGAAGTTTTAAGTTTTAAGGATTAAGTTTTAAGAAAGGGGCCCCGTGGAGCGATGGCGCGGGATGGACCGCGCCACCGCTGTGGGGAGGGAGTCGCTACCTAGAAGCTGCCGCCGTCGATCTCAGTCTCGAGCGCGGAAACGCGGGAGGTGAGAGCTGTGGCTGCGGATTCGATGGTGCCTGCGCGGGACTCGAGGGCGTCGATGTCGCCTTCGTTGGTCGTCACACGGCCAGCAAGCGTGGTCGCTGCGGACTCGATGGCGTTGATGTCCGACTCGGCTGTGGTGACACGACCGGAGAGGGTCGTTGCGGCGCTCTCGATGGTGCCTGCACGGCTCTCAAGGGCATCGATGTCGCCTTCGGCTGTGGTGACGCGGCCTGCGAGGGTCGAGGCGGCACCTTCGATGCTGGTGGCGCGGCTCTCAAGGGCGTCGATGTCACTCTCGGCTGTGTCGAGGCGTCCGTCGAGGGCGCTGTCGGCGGCTTCGAGAGTCGCTACGGCGGAGTTGAGGGCGCTGGTGGCCGAGCTGGCGAGGGAGGTGATGGCTCCGTTGAGGTTGGAGTCAGCGGCCTGGAAGGCTGTGACAACCTCGGTGAGGCTGTCGAGGGCGGCTCCGTCAACATTCGAGAGAACATTGTCGATGCGTGTGCCGAGGGCGGCTTCCGCTGCGGTGGCGCGGGAAGCCTCTGCGGAGATCGCCGAGGTGCGATTGCTGGTCTCGGTCGAGAGAGCGGCTGCTGTCGCGAAGTGGCTTCCGCCAACTGGCACGCTCTGGGTGCCGTCGCCGATGTAGAGGATGCCGTCAACTTTGTTATACGCTGGCTCACCCGAAAGAAGAACGGGGGCTCCTGCTGCGCCGGTCAAGCGGCGTTTGATTCTGATATTTGCCATAATGTTATTAGGGGGTATTGGGGGTTGTTACTGCGGGGTTAGTCCTAAAACTCACCGCCGTCGGAGTCGGCGACGATGGGTAGATAGGAAAGTGTGTCGGGGTCCCAACGGTGCGGGACATTGTTGTCTGCGGAAAAATAGATGCGGGCGACGACTCCCACTTGCGGGAAGTCGGCGAGGGTCGGGAACCGCTGCACATCGTCGAAATCGTCGGGGATCATCGTGCCGGAGATTTGGCCCGAGGAGTCGAGCTGCGCGACCTGGGCGGTCGTGCTGATCATGTTTCCGGTGAGGGGATCGAACGAAACTTGCGACATGGTTACGCGAAGGGAGGATACTGAACGAAGGAGGTTTTGAGTTGGGCGTTGTCGGTAGCGGGAACGCCCCCGAAATAGGTCATGCGGATGCGGGCGACGGCGGTTCCGGCGAAGCTGTATTCCGTGTAATCGGTGTTGTTCGTGGCACCGACTTTGAAGACTTCAAACTTGTCGTAGAGAGGAACTGGAAATCCGGTGGTGACTCGCAGAGCCCCATCTGATGTGGCTTGGACGGGTTGCACGATGCCTGCGGAACTGCGGGCGGCGATCTGGACGGTGGGGTTGCTCATATCGGTAATTTAATTATCGGGAGGGGTGTCAATAGGGGGTTATTGGAAGGAAGCAGACCAGCGGCGGACCTCGCCTTTGCGGAGCCAGGCGTCGTCCATGCGTTGTTGGAGGATGCCTTCGGCGCGGGCGAACTGGTAGTTGGCTTTATCCATCTGGCCGTCTTCCGAAAGCGTCTCGGCAAGGGCGTAGAATTTCAGATAGTCAGCGAGGAAGGCGGGGATGCGATGGCGCAGCCAGAACTCCTCGTTCGTCGGGAGATTGCCGGTTGTGTCGGCGAGGGCTTCGTAGCAATCGCCGGTCGAGTTGTAGTAAACGAGGTCGCCCGCTGCATAGGCGGTGGAGGCGTTGAAAGCGGTCGCTGTGAATTTCGGCTGAGGCAGTGAGAACTCCACATACACCGGACCCGAGACATAGTTCTCGTCGATGATGACGAGGCTGTCTCCGGTGAGGACAAATTCCAATTTCTGCGTGATCGCATACTCGCTTGGTTTGTCGGCGTAAACCGCGACCACATTGCCGATAGGCGTCTGGCCGGTCTGGATGAGCGGAATGTATGGCAACGCATCCTCGGGAGCTTCGTTGCCGGAATCCTCGACATAGGTGGCCGTGGTGCGGTCGTTCCATGCGACATTGAGCGCGGTGTCGATATTGGAAACCTCTCCGCTTGTCGTGGTGCTCACCCGCTTGATGCGCCACACAAGGTCGGAAAATTCCGAGCCCTGCACAGCGCGGCCAATGTAGGAGGTCGTGCCCTGGTAATCGTGCTCGTAGGTGTAGCCTCCTTCGGCAAAGCCAGTGCCAAGCACAACCCGCTTCTCCGTGTAGTTCGTCTCCGGCCAATCGAAGAAAGTCCAAGCCGTCGCGGCAGCGGTGGTCAAATACTCCGCCAGCGCCGTGGCCTGCGAGGCCATGAGCGGCTGGTCGGGGTCGATGCCCATGCGGGAGATCACGCCATCGCGGACGGTGCGGTAGGGCGTGGCCTTCATTGTCCGCCTCCTTGTTGCAACGCTGGCAGTGTGCCTTGGCGGCCTATCTGGGCGTTTTGCTGTTGTTGGAGCTGGAAGTTGAAGCCCTTCATTCGCGCCTCGATCATGTTGCGGAAGATCTCGTCTTGCTGGATGCGCTGTTGCAGGGCGGGGTTGGCCTGGATGATGCCTTGGAGGACTTGGGCGCGGAGCTGGTGGTTTTGCCCTTCGGCGGGAAGTTCGGGCTCGGTGCCTGCGGCGATTTTCGTGAAGGCCAGTTGCTCTTCATTCGCCTCCATGGCGGCGGCGGGGCCGGGGTCGCGGACGAGCATTTCGGCAAGAACCGGATCGACGGCGCTCATGATAAATTTAATGAGCCCGGCGCGGTCGATGACTCCGGCGGTATCCATCGGCACGATGGCTTTGCTGATGTAGTCGAGCTTCGCGCCGAGGGCTTCGGCGTCGAGGTTGCGGGCGTCCCAATCCACGATCAAATCGAACTTGCCTTGGATGCTTTCGCGGTCGGCTTGGAACGGGAGGGTTTGGCCACCGGAGACGCGGAGGATTTGGACAGGCAGCATGTATTGCTGCATCAGTTGATAGGTCTGGGTGATGATGGCTTTGAAGTCGCGGAGCCAGCGGTCCACCGTGTGCTGCTGGACGAGGGCGGTGTAGTTCGGATCGACCCCCTCGCCTGCCATGCCGAAGTATTCGTTCACATCGCGGCGCACGGCGCGTTCGATTTCGATGGTGCCTTGGTCGAAGGGCGGCGGTTGCATCCAGCCGATTTCGTTGGGGCGGCGCTCGGGGATTTGCACGGCGGGGCCGAGGATGATGTCGAGCTTGCCACGGTTGGCGGGCACGCGCATGGGCGGCAGGATGGCGATTCCGGCGCGGTCGGTGCGGTAGTCGCGCTGGGTCTTGATTTCCGCCTGCATGGTGCTGACGATCTCGGGGATGCCTCGGGCTTCGATGAGGCAGCGGGTGACGCGCTCGCGGGGCAGTTCGATGAAAGGATATTCGCCGTGCGAGTAGGGGGAGATTTCTTCTTTGGCGAAGATGTCCACATTTGGGTGCATGACCCGGCACATGATTTTCGTCGCGCCGGTCTTCTCGTCGGTTTCCTTGGAATAGACATGCCAGATTTCCACCAGGTCGCGGTGGTCTTGCCAGAGGATGGAGTCGCGGCGGTTCGTGTTCTGGTGGGCGTAGATGGGCCAGAGGGAGGTGCCTTTGTAGTTCTCGGCCTTCTCGTAAAATTCGTAGGGGTAGCCTTCGGTGACGGTGCGCTCTTCCAATTCCTCGCAAGTCACCATTTCGCGGCGGGCGATCCAGGGGGCGCGTTGGAGGTCGTAGGTGGCGGTGGGGAAAATGATGTCGTTGAAAGGTTCGAGGGCGGTCCACTCGGGCTTGCTCTCGAAGATGTAGGGCTCGGTGTATTCGACGGTGCCGCCTTCGCGGAGCTTGCGGACATTGGCGGCGGTGCCGGTGCCGGGGGCGAATTGCTCGGCGAGCTCGATGGCGATCTCTTCTTGGAGGGGATCGAGGATCGCGCCGATGAGCATGGCGAGCGGCGAGGCGGGGTCGCCCTGCTCTTGGGCCATGACGATGAGGTCTTCGAGGCTGACGCTCTTCTGCTCAATGCGTGTCGTGGTTTTCCAGAAGACGCCCATAATGGCGAGGCCGTAGGTGGCGCGGATGTTGAGGGCGAGTTCGAGTTCGCGCCGGAGGTCGCTGGCGCAGTGAGTGAAGATCATCCACTTCAACACGGCCTCGGCGGCGGTGCGGGAAAGGGCGTCGGAGGATTCGACCGGCATCATTTGCAAGCGGGCGGCAAAAGTTGCGGTGAGGCAAAGCTGGGCCTCGCGGTTGCAGACGAGATCGGCGAGGCGGATGCGGCTGTCGGCGGAGCCTTCCCAGGGGAAAACATTTTTGCCGTAGTTGCTGGCCCACTTGCGGCCATCGGAGGATTGGCCGTCCCACAGGGCCATGCGGGTGTCGTAGTTGCGCGAGCGAACGGAGGAGAACCAGCCGCCGTCGGTGGCGGCTTCGGTGAGCTGGCCGATCCAGTATTTCGTGTCGCGGTCTGGCTCGTCGGATTCAGTCATGCTGTTCGTAGGCCGGGCATGAGGATGGCGAACTTCCCTGTGCCGCCGCATTTGACGACGCATTGGGGGAAGTTGCGTTTGAACCAGGCGATGAAATCGGAGTCGCGCCAGCAGCCGGGGACTTTCCAATTCCAGAAGTGATAAATTTGGGGGTCAACGGAGAGGGTCAAAGCGCCCACGCCCTCGATGGAGCGGAGGTCTTGCTTGGCGTGGTCGGCGGCGATGGCGTGCTGGCGGGCGTCGGCCTGCACGGCGCGGGAGTTCCACTGCGAGAAGAGTTCCGATTTCGCTCCTTCGGCGAGTTCGCTGGGAAGGTCGCTGAGGGCTTCTTTGAGGATTTCCATTGTTAAAAAGGGGAGCCCGGTTGCCGGTGGCCTGTCCTGAGACGAGGGGCCACCGGCAAGGGCTGGGGGGCGGAATTAGGTCGTTGCGGCAAATTTGCCGAGAACCTGCGGGTTGCTGACCGCTACGCCGAAGATGGCGTCGCAGAAGCCACGGCGTCCACCGCCACGGTCTTCAAGCTCTTCCATTCTTGGTTTGCGATTGAACCCGATGGACACGAGGTCCATGTCGAGCACATAGCCGCGAGCGGCTGAAACGGCGGCTGCCGCGCCATGAGCGAGGTAGGTCGAGACATGCAGCGAGAGAACGCCGAAGTCGCCTTCGTAGATGTCGATGGTGTTTGTGATCTTCTTGGAATCGACATTGCTGTTAAAGGTGCGAACCGAGGACATCACATTTGTCGATCCGGTTTGAGTGCGGATGAAGTTCGTGAATGCACGCTTGAGGCTGGTGCCGCAAACGAGGTCGTAGTTGCGACGAGCGCGGCGGACCTTGAACATCGACTCCAACACATCAATGACATTGTTCTCGGTGAGAGAAGCGGTCGCGGTGGTGTTGATCGACGCGGCGGGTGTGCGGAACGCGGCGGGAACGGCTGTGGCTGTGTCGGCCTGCGCGGTGGCTTTGATCCATTCACCGATGCCACGGGTTTTGTAGGGGGCTGCGCCGGATTGAACTTGGCTGTCGTTGTCGGAGCCCATGATGGACTCGATGTCGATTTTCAATTCAACGAGGGCTTTGGCGGCGGCTTTGTTGAAAGCCTGCTTTTTACCAACTCCTGCCAAATCAGAGACTTGCTCAACGAGATCATCGACTTGGAAGCTGCGGCGCGTTTTTTGGATGCGGCCCGAGAGGAGTTCGCGGTTCGCGTGCTGGTCGTCGAAGCTGGAGACATCATCGTTGGCGAGGACGCCAGCGGTTTGCGGGTCGTTGTAGCGGTCGGCGGGCCATTGGAAGAGAACATTGGCGGGCTCTTTCGACTTTTTGCAAAGCGAGAAGAGGGGCGTGTCGCCTGGTTCGATGAGGACCATCGCGTCGGAAAGATCCTCGCGTTGGCCTTTGACTGTGGTGATGGGGGTTGCTGCCATAATAGTGTTTGGGGGGTTTTAAGTTTTGGGTTGGGTTTAGTTGAAAAGTGAGGCGACGAAATTCTCGGCGGCATCACGGTTTCCGGACTTCTTCAACTGATCGAGCGGGTCGGCTTTGGATTTGGTTTTGGGGGCGGCTGAGGGGCTGACAACCTTGGGAGCGACGGCGGTTTTCGCGGGAGCGGCGGGAGCTTTTGGCTTGGCCGCTGCGGATTTTTTGGCCATGGCCTCGGCTTGCTGGAAGCGGAGGGCTTGGCCGCGAATGGCGTCGCCGATGATGAGTTCGAGATTCGGGAGCTTGGCGATGCCGGGATAGGCTTGCAGCGTGGTGAGCATCATCTTGCGGGCCGGGGCGTCTTCCTGGAAAAGCTCGGGATAAACTTGCCGGGCTTCGTGCTGGAAATTCTCGCGCTGGGCGAGGTAGTTCCGGCGGGCGGGCTCGGATTTCAGAATTTGGCGGGCGACTCGCAGGCGGTCTTGAAGCTCTTGCTTCGTGAACTTGCGGGTGCTGCCGTCTCCCATAGGCACTTCCACTTCGCCTTCCATGTCGGCTTTGGCAATGAGGTCGGGCACATTGTCGAGGACGGTGTTGGCGGCGGCGAGGCGGCTTTCGAGGGCGTCGGCGGTGGTGACATCGCCGAGTGGGTCGGCAGCGTCTTGTAGCACGATGGGCTGAGCTTTGGTCAGCGCATCCCGGGCGGCGGCGAGTTCGGCTTGGAGGGTGTTGGCTTGCTCCTCGGCGCTTTTGGCGCGGGCGGTGAGCTTGTCCACGCGCTTGGTGAGTTTCCTCACGGCGGCGGGCTCGGCCTCTACAGGCTCCTCGTCGGGGTCTTCGTCGTCGGTGTCGGCGTCGGTTTCCTCGGGCTCTTCGTCTGCTTCGTCGGAGGGATCAGACGAATCGGACGAATCTTCGGGGGAATCTTCGGTCTCGGTTTCTTCGGTTGTATTGTCAGGGGTCTCATCCGCGATTGCTTCCTGGTCGGCCTCGGGGGCCGCCGGAGATGTCTCATCCACGGTCGGGAGGGTGACTCCCAGCGCGTCGATGACTTCGCCGATGCTGAATGCTGATTCTGTCTGGTCCATGGTTTGTGGCGCGTCCAAGTCGCGGTGTCAGAACTGAGGTTTTATGCGGCTCCGCACGGTTTCCACGGAGTTCGCGGCGAGCAGTTCAGCCCTCGCTTGCGAAAGGAAATGCCTGCGAAATGCGGGGAGCGGAAGGGGGTGCTGGCGCAATGGGCGCTAACGGGAGCTAATGGGTGCTAACGGGGGCTAAAAAGATTTGACCACAGAGGACACAGAGAGCACGGAGAGGGGGAGGAAGAAGACAGGGACGGGATGCGCACTCCCTTTTCAGACGCCGGGTTTCCAAGGTTGCGCCGCCTACCCCGCCATGCGGCGGATCGGTGACTCGGCAATATGCCTCCCGACCTCGATGCGGCGGGTCGAAGCCATGCTCCACTGCCGCTCATCGGTGTTATGCGTCTGCCTGTCGAAATTTGTTTTGGAAAGCCTCGGAGCGGGTGCGCTCGATTTCTTCGCGGAGGGTGCGGAGGGCTTCGAGGCCACCGGCGCTGTGGGCCAGCAGGCCGGGGTTCTGCGCGGTCTGCGGCATACAGGTGATCTCGGCGGCGTCCTCGATGGCGTCGGTAATTTTTGCGATGACGCTGCGGAACCAAAGTTCCTCGGGCGGCACGCACCAGGCGGCTTGCAAGTCTTCGGCGCTCATCAAAAGGGAATGTCGGGAGACTCAGGGAGCGAGGCGGAATGCGGCTCGGCGGTGGAATCCTCGCGGGGTTTCTTCTGCTCGAAGTAGAGCTTGAAATACTTTTCTCCGGTGTCGCGGCTTTCGTTTACATACGCGCTAATCCAATACTCGCGGCCTTCGATAGTGCAGGAGCCTTTGTGCGTGGGGTGCGTTTCCTTTTCCTTTTTCTTGTTGCGGCTCAGGCTGCCGTGGTTGTCGGTGCGTTTGGCGCTCATGCGAGTTTTTCGAGGTCGGCGGCGCGATACCAGGCGCGGGCTCCTTGGCGGCGAATGGGGCGGAGAATGCCCGAGTCGATGAGTTTGGTGATTTGCTTTGCGGAAACGCCCAGTCGGGCCATGACATCGCGGCGGCGGAGTAGTTTCATGCTTAGGGAGATTTTACGGGAAGGAGTCAAGGGAGGGATTGACCACAGAGGACACAGAGAGCACAGAGGGAGGATTTAGTAACACCCGCCTCCTCGGGTGCGGAGGGAGGCGGGGTCTTCGTATTCGACGCCGGAGAGGGTGATGTAGCGGAGGAGGTCGATCCAATCTTTCGTGGCTCCGCGTTTGCCGTCGCTGCCGGTCCAGGTCTTGAGGGCGTAGATGAGGTTTTGGCAACGCTCGGAGATGTAGAGACGGGGGGAGTTGAGGGCATCGACGGGGGCTTCGTCGTTGTAGGCGAGCCAGTCGTTGATGAGGGTGACGCCTTCGACGATGGCTTGGCCGCTGGTGGCGCGGAAGTCGAGGCCGATGCGCTCGCTGCATTGCTCGATCAAAGTTCGCACGCCTTCATGCGTCATGGTGGGGGTGTTGCCGTAGCGGGAATCCATCCAACGCTCGGCGGGCTCGGCGGAGTCGGCTTTCTCGGCGGCTTCGATGAGGCGCTTGTAGTCCTCGAAGCCAAACCCGGCGCAGGCTTTTTGCGCGGGGCCGGGGCGTCCGTCTTGCAGCTTGCCATCGGCTTCGGCCCACGGGCCGGGATAGCCGACGCCTTCGATGTAGTCGAGTTGGTCGGGAAACTCGCGGTAAATCCAGCACCGGCCATCGGGGGTGAATCGAATCCACAACATGGCCCAAGTTTTCCCTTCGCCAGGATCGACGAAATGGAAGACGGTTCCCGCTGTGGGAACTTTGTCGTGAGGGACGACATGAACATTCTCGCGGAATTTCGGGAACATCGACATCCTCGCCTTGGTGGGGACGCCGTAGGCTCGCATCAAGATTCGCTCGCGGTTGCTGCCGCGCAGCTCGGTCTCCATGGCCTCGGGGTTTCCGTAAGGATTGTCGGAGGTGTGGAAATACACGACGCGGGCTTTTTCGCGGGTGCATTGCTGGATGCGGGGGACGCTCTCGACGCCGAGGAGGTGGCCGTCGCGGTAGCGGGGAAGGAGCGGGGCGGGGCATTCCTCTAAAGTTTTCGCGCCATCGAGGTATTCTTTGACGGTGGTGGTGTAGCCTTCAACCGGCGTGAAGCCGATGCCGAGTTCGCCGTCGCGGGTGAGCAAGCGGAAGCGCAGGGCTTCGAGCCAGTCGGGCGTGACCAATTCATCGGCCCACACGAAATTCAACTCCGCGCCTTCAATGGAGGTGACATCCATGGAGTAGAACTTGAACCAGCATTGGGAGCCATTCGGCAGGACAAAGGAGTTCTCGGTGAAGCCGCCTTTCTGCGAGTAGGTGATGTTGGCGACGGCACCTTTTTTGAATTTGCCGGAGGCTGAGGGTTTCCATTCTTTCGGCAAATACTCCCACAAGTAGGGCTGCTGGTTTTGAATGCTGGCGGCTTCGGTGGATTGGAGGCACCAGACTTTGGCTCCGGGCTTTTCGACGAGGTGTTGCATGGCGCGGCGAGCGAAGTAGCGGGACTTGCCGGAGCGGTTGCCGCCGAGGATTAGCAGCTCGGTGACGCCTTTGGGGAATTTCTCGCGGAGGCTGTCGTAGGCGGAATCGGCTCGCTGCCAGGCGGGGTTCAGCCAGCCGTAGCGCCAAGGGTCTTCGACCATGCGGGCGATCTGCTCCTCGCGCTCGCGGTGGATGGCGAGAAGTTGGGCCTCGGTGGCGGCGAGCTTTTGGCCTCGGTAGCGGACGACGAAGCTGCCATCGGCGCGGCGGCCTTCGACTTCGATGGGGGGGATGACGGGGTTGGGGGTTTGGGGGATCATTTGACCACAGAGGACACTGAGGGCACAGAGGAGGATTTGAGTTCGGATTCGCGGAGGCTCAACCAGGTGATGGCTTTTCCCGAGTCGCCGACATCTTCGGGGGTGACGCAGAGGTCGGAGATGATGCCGTGGTCTTGGAGGAGATTGAGGGCGTGGTCGGGATCGAACCGGCGGGCGGTGAGGTAGTCGCGGAGTGAGTTCATGCGGAAACGAAGGCGGCGATGCGGGCGAGCCAGTGGGTGGATTGTTGTTTGGGTTTGGGCTTGGGGCGTTTGGGGGCGGGTTTTTTTGGCCAGGGATACCGGCCTTCGGCGGGCAATTCGCAGGTGTAAAAGCGGTGCCCGGCAGCGCACTCGCGCAGGCGGTGGACTCGCTGGCCTTCCGCCCGGCAAGTGACAACGCTGGTCTCGGCGGCGCAGGAGGGGCAGGTCATTAGGAAACAGGCTCCTTTTTGGAAAGTATCGCAAGCATTGCGGCAGCAATTCGCCCATCCGAATCGTCTTCTGAAAATTTCATTATGGCCTTTCGGATAATGTCCCGCGCCTCGTCGCGCTCGCGTTCTAGTTCGGCCATGCGGATGGCTGCGGGAGAACTCCAATCGCATTTTGAAAAAAATTCATGCGTCTCGGGCGTAGCCTGCTCCGTGTTCTCTGTGTCTTCGGTGGTCAATTTCATGGATGGGGCTCGGGGGGATAGTCTTGGAAGTGGCCGGATTTGACGACGAGGCGGCGGGCGTTTTCCACCGCGTCGAAGAAGATTTCCTGCTCGCCGATGTCGCGGGAGTATTCGGGGGCTCGGACATAGGTGAGGATGTCGCGCAGGCTGGCGGCTAACTCGGT